AACTCGGGCGGCCGGAGCGTTCGTTCCAGGCTCAGGCAATCCTAATTGCGTTCTGGCCTGGGGAATGGTGACGCCTGGCGCTCCCGTTATATTGTTCTTTGTCGCGCCAACAAGACCAACGGCTGATTGGCGTTCATGATACTCACGTGTGCTCTGATCGGCAGCCTGCTTTTCAGTCAGACCTTGCTGCATGAGATCGAGTTTACGGGTCTGAATCGCCTGATTGGCAACCTGGGCGTTGTTCGCTGTTGCAGCCCGTTGCGCAGCAGCGGCAGCCGTAACCGGAACAGCCGCGGTTCTGGCCTGATTAAGCGGGATTTCCGAATTTATCAGATTGCCTCGATCATCAATGGCGCGGCCTTGTTGATCCGTTCTCTGTTGTCCACTCGCAGCCCGTTGTGCAGCGGCGGAAGCCGTAATCGGAACAGCCGCGGTTCTGGCCTGATTGAGCGGAACAACGGAACCAGCCACGTCAGCCGCCGCGCCGGCCCGTTGCGCAGCAGCACCAGCGATGACAGGAACAGCCGCTGTCTTTGCTTCATTGAGCGGAACAACGGAACCGGCCACATCAGCCGCCGCGCCGGCCCGGGTCGCAGCCGCCCCGGCTGTTGTCGTCCTGGCAGCAGCTATCTCCGGAACCGCACCAGCCCGAGCCTGGGCCAAGGTCGCCATCGCTTCCCGGTAAGTCGCATTCGTCTTGGCCTGATCGCGACGAAGCGCAGCGGCGTCGGCCGTTTGCTGTTCCTTATCGCTTAATTCCAGACCTTTCAAAGCCCCTTCGCCGATATTCACCCCAGCCTGTGGCGACCGGCCACCCATAATGCCGAGACCAACATTCATCATCGTCCGCCACGGCGAAACCGTTGGATTCTCCCATGTCCGCGCATTCTCAATGGCATCCGGTGGCACGATCCCGCTGCCTGTCCCGCTGCCTGCCGGCGCATTCGACGGTGTCCCAGCCGCATTGGCCTGGGCGGGCGGCGGCAACGGAATTGTACTGCCATGCCCACTATTGACGATCCCGGCGCCTGACGATGCCACTGGTCCTCGGTAGGGCAACAGCAGAGGATGCTGCCCGGATGGAGACAAAGTATAATCCAGATCAGCCGCTACCATAGGATCGTTAGACGTGATGCCACCGGGCAATAACAACCCGGACGAATCCGTCTCACCCCCGACCGCATCACCATCCGCATGACGCTCCTCAATCGTGCCGCCACGCGCCGCACTCTGCATGAACTGGCGATAGTTCGCACGCACCGCATCGTCCGCGTCCCGCCCATGACCGGTCGAGAACGTACCGTAGCGCCCGATCGCGCGCTCGTAATCGCCGCCGGTCTTGTCTAATTGCTGCCGCAGGTAAGCTGCGCTGCCGTCGATGGCCTGATGCACGTCCCACGGATCGATTCCCATCGCGTGTGCCGTTGCAGGCTTGAACTGGCCGATTCCCTCAGTACCGGATTCCCGGTTGTACGCTGCCGGGTTCCAGTGTGATTCCTGCGCCAAAAGCCATGCCAGCGGCTTTGGATCAACGCCATGACGTGCTGCCGCCGACATGACGGATTGCGCCAGTTCGGGCGGCGGCGGCGTGTAACTCCCATGCCGCGTCATCGGCACATCGCCCTGCGGTTGTGGGGTTGCTTCCGCTCCATGTGGAGCGATGCCCATGGCAAACGGCGGTTCATCATCGACTTCGATATTCTCGGCTTCCTCGGGTTCTTCGCTTCGAGGCGCGGCCGGCTCTTCTTCCTGTGGTGCCTCATAGGGCGGCGGCGGATCGGGAATACTCCCACCTTCATCGCGACCGACAACGCCGCCTCTGGACTCTGCTCCGCCGGCTGCGGTCTGAGTTGCATTTTGCGCTGCGATTTGAGCATCGGTGGGTGTGGTCGATGTCACGACTGCGGCCGGCGCAACCTGACCTGGCTGCGTCAGGTTGGCAAAATTCGGCTGCACGATCCCAGGCGGCGGTGCAAACGAACGTCCGGCATTCTCCTGAGTGAAGTAGTTTGAGACAGTAGATGGAGAAACGATACCGCCGGCGCCACTTGTGCCACCAGTCACCGGCAACCGCGGCGTCATCACGCCGCCATGGCTGCTCGGCGCCATCGTAATGCCACCCGCTGCACGCATCGGCTCTGCATCATCCATCCAGTGGTTGTCGTTCGCGACGATGCCGCCACGGGAGAAGTGCACCTGGGAATTGAGTGCGCCAGCAGCCGCGGCACCGGCAGGCCCACCATAAATTCCAGCCGCGATCTGACCCGCTCCCTGCAAGATGCTTCCAATCGTGCTTTCCCCGCCGGATGTGGTCGAAGTCGAGGTCTGGCCGTAGTTCTTCAGGACATCCATCGTCCCGTTGGTCGCTGGTGCCGATCCCATACCTTCTGAGCCGGGCACGACAGAGAGATCAACGCCCGGGGCAATGCCGAGATTGACCGGCGCTCCCGGTGCCGGCATGCCCTCCAAGGGTGGAGCAATCCCACCACCGCCCGCACGATGCGGAATGCGCCCTCCCCGCGCATCAGCAGTATCCCACGCGCCGCTATCAATACCGGAACTCCCGCCGCCAAACGCACTGGTCAACCAACCCGGATTATTGGTGGTCCCGAACGCTCCCGTACTTCCCAGAATGCCAGTTCCCGCTACCACACCCCCGCCAACCTGCGATGCCACACTCGGCGCCGGCGACGTCGTACTCGATGTACCGCCCGATGCGCCACCCAACCCCTCGGCGATATTGGCCATCCATCCCGTTGTCTGGAACGGATACGCCTGGGCGGCCAGATATTGCTCGTACGGCACATTCAGTTCGGATTGCGCCTGACTCTGTTCCAGACCGCCAACCCCGAGTTGTGCATTCGCACCACTCAATGCCGTCGATTGTGCTTCACTTCCGAGGTTCGCCATTCCCGCACCGGCCTGACTGTTCAGCCACGCATTCGCTTCGGTCGCGCCAAGTTGCGAACCCTGCTGCGTGTTGAACTCGCCCAATGCCTGCGTATAACCTTGGTTCTCAATCCCCGCGTTCGTCTGATTATTCGCCAAAGCCTGTTGCCCGGCGACAATGCCCTGCGCCACACCCGATCGATCGCCGCCCCAGGCCCCGGAAGAAACCGCGTTGCTCTCAACCTGCTGCTGCTGCTGCGCATCGGTGTTCGCTTCCGATGCCTCGGTTGTGTTCAGCACATTCTGAGTGTAGGGACTTTCGTACTGCTGAACATTCGACGGTGAAAACTGCTGAACCTGCCCCCAAATCGGCGTCGTGGCGTTGTCGATGTACTGCGCCGCAGAATTGATGTAAGGATCGGCAATGCCCTGCGAATTATCGACCGTTCCTATCGCCGATGTCTGATCCGGCGAAAGATCGGCAACCTGTTGTCCCGTGTATGGAGCATAGGGAGTGGAAGCGACGTTGCCAGCCTGGTTAGTTACATTTGTGTATGCATCGAGGAATTGTTGCGGTGGCGCATTGTTCGATGTGGTTGTATTGGTGCCACCGCCGCTCATTTGATTTCTCCGCGACCACCCGCCCAAGGGTACAAGTAGACCGCGCCAACCTGCCGATACCGTCGCCGATACATTGCAATTTTGGCCCTGATCCTGACCGTACCCAGCACACCGCAAAGAAGATGAATGCGGTATCCAAACGAGCGCGTCATCTCGTCCACCCACCATTCATTGAAGTTCATCAACTGTCGCGCGTGCGTGCTCTTGCGATGGTCGGGATGAACGAACAGCGGAATTTCCTGGTAGTAATAAGAACGCGACCACCACCAACGCATGGCAATGAGCATCGCGACCCCGACAATCGTCCCGTCCGGTCCGTCAATCACGCCAGCAACATTGGGCGGCGTCAGAGCCTGCTTCACTGTTTCCAGGATACACTCGTCGCTCGGAGGCGCTACCATTGCGGCATTCTCGGCAATGTCCAGCAGCAACAGATCGAAGATCGCTTTTTCGTCGGATGGCTTTGCCACACGCACGGTTGCAGATTTTGAACGCGGACATTCACCTTCATTGATCGCCCGCTCCCGCTCATTGGCGATCATCAGCCTGATTTCCCGACCGCCGCGCGCCGCATCGCCATCGCCGAAAATCGCCAGTTCCTCTTTGGTCAGCACCATCGAACCGTCCGGCAAATGCATCGTCACGGCATCCGTGCGGCCATTCGTCGAGCGCAGCAGCGCGTTGACCTGGTCGCCGGGCGATGGACGGCGTGCGATGGCGTGCGCGGATGATGTCATGCGACTTTTTTTGTCTTCCTGGCACCTACCGGACCAGGGAGGGCAGCCATCTTCTTGAGTTGCCGCTTTCTTTCAAGCACCACCCAGGCATCAAGAATTTTGTGCCCCCGCGCAAGATCGCCATCTCCAATCGCCATCACTTCTTCCGGCGTCAGCACGAATTCGCCATGCGACAAGGCAACCGGCGTTGGGCCACCATGTCCCTTCCCATGCACGCCGCCGCCCTTGGCCTGATACCCGGTGCCTGCCGGACGCGGCGCCGGCGGCGGACCTCGGCCACGAGTGCCTTGTGGCATAGGAATCCCGTGAGGCCCTGATCTGATGATCATATCCATCACATGAGCGCCAGCGAGAGAATTTCCTTCTCCAAGTCCCGCGATTGTGTCAGCAGGAATAACATACGATCCTGCCGGCGCCTGCGTATGCACGGCGTCCGCCCGGCCCGGTGTTGACCCGGCCAGGAACCCGCTCGGCGTGCGTGTGGACGCTTCTTCCTCCTGCCGCGTCCATGAAGGGTCAGCGGCACTCATAGGGATACCGAGGGGGCCGCCCATGTCGCGGTGGGGCGTCATTCCACCGCGGTTCTGCTGCACGGTTGGGCCGGTGAGCGGTTGCTGAACCGGAGCCGTGGCACCCGGCAATCCAGTGGGCGGCGTTTGGGTCTGTTGTTGCTGTGGCGCGGGCGTCGCGTTCGGCATCATCCGCTTTTGCTGCAAGAGCCGATTGACGATCTGGCCCTGCGGCGAGTTGCCGAGCATCCCCGCCAGTTCCTGCAATTTCTCCGGCGGCAGGCTGCTGTAGCGTTGGATCATGCCCTGCATGAGCGGATTGGCGGCGGTCTGCGCGGTGGGCTGGATACCGCCGATCCCGCTTTGCGTCGGATCGACAATGCCGCCCGTATCTCGATGTTCGCCTACCCGAGCGTTCGCGGTCCTGATTGCCAGACCCTCGTTCCCGGTCCGCCGCAGAATCGCATTCGCCATTGCAGCGGCGTGCGCGGCCTGAACAATGCCGAGACCATGGTTATGGCGAGACTGGAACGAAGCTGGGGTCCAAGGGATGGTAGCCTCCTGTTTTGTCTACGTCATTAGCACTGTGCCTGAAATTACGCCACTATCGCCGCCGCCGGGCGCCAAGAAAACCATAGGCACCCATCGTGCTGATCGCGAAAGCGGCTTGCGCTACCAGATAGACTGTCGTTGTTGCAGGCAGCGACAAGCGTGTAGAGCCAACCGGGAGCGTGTCTCCGGCCCCTGTCGTGAAGCCACCTGCCAAACTGACGAACCCCCCGCCACCTGGCGAGGTCGGAAGCGTCCCGGTCACTGTGTTAATGCCGCCGCTCTCTGCCGTAATCGTCGTCGTTCCGGCGGGATTGAATGCCACCGATCCCCAGACGTCCCAATCGCCCGCCGTCAGGGAAATTGAGGTCACGTTGGCCGGCGTCCCGGTCGAGAGTGCCACCGCAGAACCGACAAGGACGGTTGATGAAATATACTCACCAACGATTCCCGCCGGGGCGCTACTATTGGTCGCTACCCCTATGACCTGAACCACATCCAGCGTGCCGGCGGAAAGAGCCAGCGTCGTGCCCAACGTGTTGACGATCCCGGCGTTCCATTGAACGGCGAGTGCCCCGGTCGAGGTGATCGGGCCGCCGCTGATTCCAGGGCCGGTCGTGTTGATCTGCGTTACTGTGCCGCCTCCGATGGTCGAAGTCAGCACGTTCCCAACGGAGAGATTTAGACCCGATCCAATAGCCACCACCCCAGCAATCGTGCCGACTTGCCCCCCCAGAAGACCGGTGGCCGTCAGCGTCGCGGCCGTAATGGTGCCCAGCGCCCCAATCGTCCCGGAATTGAGAAATGGCGCGGCACTGATCGTGAAGTTGGTCGCGATGGAAACCGAAGTGATGCTGGAAATAAGGCCACTCAACGAACGCTGGATGTTGATCAGGTTCGTATTGATGTCGGTGATGCCCTGGACCGTAACCGGCACGTTCCATGACCATCCTCCGGTTGATCCTGGACCTGTCGTCTGAGACATCAGCGCCGCCCATCGATCGAAACGCGGGCCAACGGCTTTCCGTAGCGCCAGAACGTGTTCGGAGCGATGCACTCGACCAGGAACCGCGCCACGCGACCCGATCCGCGAACGATAATGAACGGCGTGCTCGACGTGATCACGTACGGACCATAGGTCCGCACCGGATAGTCCGTGTCGTCCTGTGGAATTTCATCGGCCAGATAGATGGTCATTTGGACCTGACCACCCGCGCTGATCGTAAAGTCAGGATTGATGCGTTCGATGAACAGGCTTTCCTCGCCTTCGGCCAACTGAAACCAGCCGGTCTCGAAGAAACTGTCATAGACCACCCCATCGAAATCGACAGCCATCTCGAACTGTTGGATCAGGCCGTTGTAATCTGCCCCAATCGGTGCGCCGATCACACTCTCATCCCACCATGCCGAGAGGTTCGGACCGTTCATGCCGTAGTCCCAGGAACCCGCCGGACCTCCTTCGTTCGGCGACCACTTTGCCCAGCCGTTGCAAACCCCATTCGAGCCTTTCATGGGGAAGTACCATTTGATTTCGTTGAACCATGTATTCGAATCGGCATGGATATTCTGTGTGTAGTTACGATCCAGGTTGTTGAAAACAAAGTCCCGGACCGTGCATGGAAGCGCCTGCGCACCACCGCCTTGATACAGAAAAAAATCGTTCTGTCCCATCCAGGCAATGCGCACCCCGAGCGTTGCAGCCGCCTTCGTTCCGATCAACCCGGCGTCAGGCGTGATCTTGTTGAAGCCATAAACCAGCGGAAAACCGGAATAGGTCATCGACCAGAGATCGAGATCGGTCCAGAGCAACCCCGACAAGCCGTACCACTGGATATCGACGATCCTGGACCCGTTCGGAATTCGGAAAGTGCCCGCCTGATTGACCGCCGTTGCCGTCCAGTCGGTCAGGTCCGCCACATCGCACCAGCCGACCAGCATCGGATCTTGTGCACCGAGCGTTGCCGAATACACACCCCACGCGATGATTTGCTGTTCCGGTGCAGCCACGATCAGGCCGTTCACGTTGGCTGGTGCCGTGGCGATGGCGACCGCGATGTTGCCACCAGCGACCGGAGGCACCCACTGGTAGATTGTGCCGCCGGCCGGCGCACCCACAAGGTTCTGACCCCACTTGTCGAGCGTCCAGTCTCCCGAACCGACGCCGCCAGCAGGCGTGATATCGACGATCGTACCGCCGGTCAGGAGTTCCAGGTGAGTGGAAGTGCCGATGCCGATGTATTGCGTGCCATTCAACGCCGCCCAGGCCATGATGAACGAGGCGATGCCGGAAAATGTGTTGTTGCTAAGACGGACGCAACCGCCCAACTTCTGCACCAGATTGTTTTTGAATCGCGTCAGATTGCCGCCGGTCAGTCCTTGTCCAACCTGCATGGGTGTGGATTGGGTGTCGATGCCAATGCGCACGGAAAGCGAGATCGGCAACAACTACGCCGCCTGTTGCTGCGGCGGAGCGGGAGGCTTCGGTATGTTCGGTTCCAGTCCGCGACGGCGCGCCTCCTCAAAGCTCGCCGCGTCCCTCAGTTCCGTATAACGGCTCTGCCAGGATATGGCAGAACGCGGATCATCCGATTGAGCGCCATAGTTCCTTTTTATGGTTCCCTCTAGCCAGACCATACACGCTGCGGTCAAAAGCATCGGATAGGTCGAACTGAGATAGGTCGTTGGGTTCCCTGCGCTGAGAGGCACTGGCTGAAACAGACCCGTGCATTCCGCCGTGAAAATCCCGCTCGGTGTCGGGGCGATAACCACAATGGACGATCCGGGGCCTGCGATCGTTCCGCTGTTCAACGGCGCCCACCAGCGTCCGATATTGTCCGCCAGCGACGGATCGAGCGTTGTCGCCTCGGTGGGCCAGATCAGGTCGATGACATCGAGCGTCGTCTTGTCGAATGGATAACGCGTGCCAAGCGCAGGGTTTGCCGTATTCGTCGGACCGATCAACGCCAGACCTTCCATCGCCACGAGCGGGTTCGTCATTAAAGCAAGGTTGATCTGGCGCGAACCTGCCGCGGTTCTCAGACTTACATCCTGGGTTCGATTGGCCAGGAGCGGAATTTCCGAACAAATCAGGCCCTCGGCATAGCTGATGGCGTTGGGATAGAGCGAGGCAAAGTCAGGCGGGATGACGTTGTACGGCGGGGGCGCCTGAGCCAGGGCCACCAGTAATTCAATCTCCAACGTCGCATATGTCAGGCCGGCCATCACTGCTGCCCTGGGCAGTTAAAGAACATCTGCGTCGCTCCAACGCTGGCGCCAAACGTCGCCGTCCATACCACACCGCTTGCCGGACCTCCGTTTGCTGTGGTGGTGCCTCCTGCGAGCGCGAACTGGCAAGAGCCCGCCCCATATCCGTACGGCATCCACGGCAGAGTGATCGTGCATTGTGTTACACCACCAGTGCCAACCTGCACGTAGCCGCTGAACGCACCATGAGCAACCGGTCCGGTCCCGCAGGCGCTCGGCACCGAATTGGGCGGCACATCAAACGCATTGTCGTGATAAATGACACCGTTCGATCCCCTGACCGAAATGGACGCTGTCCCGGCGGTGACCTGGGAGGTGTTGCCCGTGATGACAGTCGGCTGATTGGAAGACGATTGGACCGAAATATCGTCGTTGAGATAAATGAACTGATTGTTTTGGATAACCGTAGCCAACGGCACGTTCGTCGCGGTCGATATGCCATGCACATGCACATTCCCTGACGTGCCGGAAAATGCGCTGTTCTGAACAATAATAATAGGAGCTCCAGACAGGGCGCTTACAGCATAATAATCGTCGCCGTCAGCTATGCCGCCAAGTCCGGCAACGGTCACGTTTTGCAAAGTGACGACACCGCCCGTGAGAACGACAAAACTTCCTGCGGCATCCAATGTCGAGAAGTTCGATATCGTAAATTGGCTGCCGTTCCCCATATTGAAGCATGGATGCTGGCCGACAGGAGACGGGCCACCAAAGACCGCCGTGGCACAGAGCGCGTTGGTGCCGCTGAATATTTGACCTGGCGCCCACACGGCTCCGCTTGCGCTGGCATCGATCAGTGTGCCTATGCCGTCCCAGGCGCCATGAAAAGACGATCCCGCAACCAGACCACCGGCATTGATCAGAACGGAATAACGCCACCCCTCGGTCTCAAAACCTTGGTCGCTGACGGTGACTGGACCGCCGCTATTGACCCGGTAAATCGCATTGACCGCGATTCCGGCATCGATCGCTGTCTCGCAGGCGGTCGAAGAGCCGCAAACGCCAAGCCATGGACCTGGTGTGTAGCGGTTGTTGCTCAAGGCAAAACTGTCGCCCGTATTGGACAAATTATACAGCCCATGCACCGCATACATGGTGTTGTCGCTGATTTTGAAGTCGCCCCACCCCGTGCCGGATGTCTGCGAAAACCCATCATAAGCGTTGATGATGGTGTTATGATCGAAACTGGCATGATTGCACCCCGCCGACCCATTGTCGCTGATCAGAGGAGGATAGATCGTTGTGCCATTGAGTTGTTGCGGCCAGTAATAGTTGACTCCTGAAATGGACCAACTTGTCCCGCATATGAACGGAGCGATGGTCGTGCTCGTAAACAAGAATGTCGTGCCACCTGGGTTATTGAGGCCCACAGAAGCTGGCACGCCCGCGCCCTTCTGCGCACAATTCTGCAAAATACCTTGTGCCGCTCCGTTCATCAGTATCTCGCCCGGCGGCCAGATCAGCGTGGACCCATTAGATGTACACGCCGCAAGTGCTGCTGCAACCGCTATGTCATTGGATGTTCCGGTCACCACTCCCGGAGAGGAGATGACTGCGTCGGCCTTCACACCGTAGTCCGTGGCGTACATAGGAAAGCCAAATCGAAATGCCAGCGTGTTCGGTGTTGTGCTACCCGGCACCAGAACGGTCTGATTCGAAATATCGCCACCGGAATTGATGATCTGCTGCAACTGAAAGGCACGCGTATGCGGCAATGGTTGTTCAACCTGCCAACCCAACAGGAGGTCCGTGCCGATCGGTGACACCGCTTCAGGCTGGCAGCCAATGGCCGACAATAGCGTCCCGGCCGGACAGGCACCCGGCCATGGCGACTGCGCGTGAGCACGCGGCAAAAACCACAGCGAGATGCAGGCCAAAAGGAGCGTTCTCGCTATGCGACCCAAATATCACCTCCCATAACGCCACCCGGGTTCCAAAGGATTCTGCTGCCGACCGGCGGGGACGTGAACGGCAGATTATTGCCGCCTGTCAACAGCAGTTCCCATGGCGCCAATTGCCCGAAAACAATCGGTGCCGCAGCCGGATTGGGGCGTGCGCCCGGACCGACACTGGCAACAAGCCCGTTGCTCCAAAGGCCCGGACCGCTCGATTCCAGAATCGGCCAGCCGAGGCTACCGGTCAGCGTCAACACACCGCCATCGTTAACGAATGCTGGCGCAACCTGCGGGCTGTCGAGCAATATCGCCTGACCGTAGTCGTCGGTGATCAGGTTGCCGAAGTCATCGGTGAGCCAGAGCCAGGGATAACCAGACTCCCACGCCCAGAACGGCATCCCCGGCAACACACCAATCGCCGCCATCGCACCCAGATAGCATTGGCCGAGGCCCTGATTCGTGGCGTTGAAGAACGCAAGGCCAGGTCCAAGCGCCAAATTCGTCGCCATGCCCATGAACGCCGTTGCCGACGCAACCGGCAATGGAGGCATCGCACCTGTCAGGGCCACCTCAGCCTGGGCACCGGCCGGATTGAAAATCGTCACCCATCCGCGACCCGGTTGCGTGCCCATGAGGGGCAACGCGGTATTCGCTGCACCGAGCACACCGGACCGGTCAAAGATTTGTGGCGGGATGGGGATGCCAGTCAGTGCTGCGATGGCACGTAGCACGTTCAGTTTCGAAGACGGATACCCGGGTGGATAAACCGGTCCCTGCGGCGTGCCTTTGTAGCCGTTCCATGGAAGCCCGGCTTCCGGCACCGTGCCGAGCGCGAACGGCGTGAAACCCTGATTCTGCGGGTCTGTCGGCGGCGTCAGGCCGATGTAGGCCGGAGGAGTCGTATTCGGGTCTGGTCTGGAATTGATGACCGGGGCCGGGTCCCCAGGCAGGATCAGAACACGATATTGCTCGAACGGAACATCCAAACAACGCGGACATACCAGCAATCCAGTATTAATAAGTCCTGCTCCGGCCCATTGCATTTGCCATCTTAAACGCGGATGCGGATACCAAAAATTACATCTGTCACATTTAGCTTGTGCAACGGGGTCCGTTGGGCTGGCATGCGCGCGCCCGGCAAGGCTACCAAGCGGCATTATCCGATGCGCCCATACACGCCAGCCGCCGGCTGAATGAGCAACGGCCCGGTCTCCTGATCGCGGGTCTGGAAGTTGTTCCACGCCGCCTCAGCGCGCTTTTCAAGCCTGGCTTCCATTGCCGGATTCTCAGGCCCGAACTTGTCGAACAGCCGCACCGCCATCCGCGCGCACAACGCCTCATAAGCCCGGTAGACGACGTCCGGCGCCTCGCCGCCCCCCAGATTGGCATCTTGCATCCGTTGCAATCCGAACCAACTGACGACGTAGTTCGGCGCTCCGGTCAACGGCACCTGCCACAGCGTTACCTGGGGAATCGCCAGCATCTGAAGCCAGTACTGCGAGGGCGAATCGCCTTGCACGCCCTTGTTCGGAATCATGGCATACTGGGTGCGCGTAATCGGCACCATGATCCGGTCATTGTTCTGACCCAGTCCGTCACCGTTAACCTGGGTGTAATAAACCTCGGTCAGCGTCTCGATGCTCTGGTCAAGTTGGTAGGTGGCCTGACCGGGAACCAGATCGATGATCCCGGATTCAATCTTCCAGAGTTGAACACCGGAATTCCCCCAATCGACAAATTCCAGGGAAAGACTTTGCCGAGCCGACATCATCATGTGCCGGTCGATTGCGGGCGGCCGAATGCGTATCCGGTCAAACGATTCAAGAATAAGCGAACTATTCGTTAACGAATAGTTATATGTGCCAGAGGTTGATCCGGGAGTGACAGCCACGTTCTGCGTCTCCCATGATCAATGATGCCAGGACCTGGCGTTTTCGGCGAACGTCGCGCGCCGCCGTTCGGCAGGATCGGAAGACTCCTTTGCTTTCGCAAGCTTCTTCGCTGGAATGGGTTCGCCTTGAGGGACGCCCAATTCGCGGTGCAAAAGCCCTTTGTGAGACGGCTTGATGTGGATGCCGCCACCGCGCGCGAAACCGGGCGTATTACGCGCGCGATCTAGTCCCGGTCCATGCCTCGGCCAGGTTCCTGCTCCTTCGCCGTGACCCGCTCGAACGGCATCGTCGTCATCTTGCCGGCCGAAGACAGCGGGTTCATGTCTGAGGTTGCACCGCCGCGAGCGCGCTTGTCGGGCCGGTGCTTCGGCTTCTCGCCCTTGATCGCACCGCCGCGCTTACGCGCCTGCACGCCACCGCCGGCCGCACGCTTCTTCTCATCGTCGCCCTCGGCATCATGCTCTTCCTCATGAGCCTCTTCGTCCTGATCCTCGGCCTTGTCGATCTCGCCGCCGCGAGCACGATGCCGCTCCATGCCGTGAGCATGTTCATCCATCAGCTTCTTATCGACCTTGCTTTCGTGTCTCGCCATGTCAGCCTCCTACGGGCTACCGATTCCGGCCTGCATGGACCACATCGTCACGAGGCCGGTGCCCGAGACAATGGTAAGCCTGTGGCCGAAAATAGGCCAATCAATATACCGCACTTCGTTCGCGCCCGATACGCCGTTAATGATCGGGTTGGGCCACGGTGTCGGCGGAACATTGCTGGCCGCTTCCAGTGAGAACCCGTACGGCAGATTCGTAGAAATCTGGTTGAAGTCATCATACGTGTGCTCGACCGTGTAAGTCGTCCCTGCCGGCCCGAGACAGGCAATCGACAATGCCCAGGCCGGGGCCAACCAATTGTCCAGCACCCACGGGCTCGATCCAACGCCGCTTGTCCCCACGGTGATATTGCCGGCCGTGCCCGCACTGCTGCTGACACCCGTGACAGTGAGAAAATCCTGCAACGTGTTGACTGGCGTACCACTGACAACCCCGGTCACTGTCCCGGTCTGAACGCCGCCATTTCGGTTTGTCCCGGTGATCGTGAACACCACACCCGCATCGTTGCCTGTCGAGGCCACCGACACGCGCCGGGCCGTGTCGAACGTCGCCACACCACCGGAAACCAAAGAGCCATTCAGCAGCAACGCCCCGGCACCAGCCGGCTCCTGCGCCAGCGACACGCCGTTCGCGACCAGGGCAGCAAGCTGGTAACTGAGATGGGACGGATTCGCCATTTAGCGGATGATCACGGCTCGAACTGGTAGTTCGTGCCATCCGAGATGATTGCGCCACCCAGGCCGGTGGTCAGCGCAAGCGTCGCGCCGCCCGCAATGGTCGAAACCGTTGGCGTGATCGTCAGAGTGCCGGCACCCTTGTTGATGACCTCGATGCGGCACGGCGGAACGAACGTCCCCGCTCCGGCGCCGGGCGTCGTTCCCTGACTGGACGCCTGCGGCAGAGTCGCCGCGATGGCCGAGCCATTGCTGAACGTCACCACCTTGCCGCAATCGTTCGGCACGAAAGTGTATGTCGTCCCCGTCTGCGCGTTGATGAACTGAGCATGTCCGGGAACAGCGGAAACCAAAAGCGCGGCCAGCGCAACAAACGTGGCGAAGAGCGTCTTCATGGTAAACTCCACTCTGTTGCTATAAGGTAACATCAGGCTTGTGGCACCCCGTAGATCGAGGTTGGATTGGACGGCGAAGACTCCCACTGCGCCACGGCCGAAATCAATTGCTGTGCCGTCAGACGCCGACCCGACATCGCCAACGAGACAATGGAGCCGTTCGAGGCATTCGCGCCGATCCCCGATCCGCCGCCGGACGCGCTGACCTGGATCGTGCCGCGCACGTCCCCGGTCAGAGATGTCGCCGGATTGGTCCCGTCGAATGCGGTAAAGCCGGTCGAGGACACCATCATGGCGCTGTTCCAGAACACCAGAAGATCGTCATACAATGCAGCCCGGTAGGCCAGGCCAAATACATCCGCCGTGCCTACCGCATAGTTGTGCGCATCGGTAAAGAGCGGCGTCACGGAGGCAATGTACTTGAACGCCTTCGTCCCGTAAGTCGTGGTTGCCCCGGCAGTGGCCACGATCGTATCGGACATCGGCTCGCCATAGATATCCCAGCCGGCCACCGTGATTGAGCCGCCCGTCGCCGCTGTCGTGCCCAGGATCGAAACGCAACGAGCGATCGTCTGGCGACTATCGAGAAAGAGACCGGGGCCAATCGCAATCCATGGTTGCGCACCCGTCGGTGCCGCGTTCTGCGGCGAGGATAGCACCGGCTCGGACGGCCCCCAGATATTCCCGGTGCCGATCGGCGCCGCCGCGTTCGTGGCCACCGGCGGATTGGTCACGACGATCGTATTGCCGACCGGGTCCGCCGAGACAACGTTCGTCAACAGGCACGCCGTTCCGGCAGAGTTGCCGACACCGCCAATGACCAAAGGCATGCCCGGAATGAAATCAACGCCGGAGGCAACCGGAATCGTCGTGCTGCCCGCTGTGCAGTTGCCGAACTGGAACCCGAAATCCAGCGCCATCGCGGCCACAACCGGCGTTTGTGCATTCGGCGCGGCCGAGGGGATGGTCAGGAGCGGCACAATCGGCACGTTCAATGTCGCACCGGTCGAGGCGGCCGAGAGCACCATCGGCACGCCGTTGACCAGCGTCTGACCGGCGGCGATCTTGTTCGAGGCTATCGCCGCCGGAATGCCGCCAACCGCACGGCGAAACGGCAGATCGAAATGCGCCGGAACGGTTCCGGTGAAGCCGGTCACCTTGTCCTTCTGATACCAGAACCGCTGGTCCAGCATGGATGTGCCCATATAGAACCCGCTCGGCCCGGCATCCTGATTCGGATCGCCAACCGGAAAACCGGGCACCATCGAAGCCCGAATCGCCGACATGTTGCCGGAGACAAAGAACGGACCGTCTACGCTGGAAGCAGCCATTTTTAAGCGGTCCCCTCAGTGCGAGCGTAGATGCCCTGGTGTTCGAGTTCTGCGGCGCGGCGGACAGCGGTAGCTTCTTCGACAGTATGATAAGCGCCGAGATAGTGCGCCTTGCCGTCCTTCATGATCTGCGCACGCCATTTTTTCGACCGCGCTTCCCAGGAAACACCTTTGATGCCGGAGATGTTATTGGTTCTAAGGCCCTGATTTGCGCTATTTTGCTTTTGCGTGACAAGGCGAAGATTGGACCAGCGGTTGTCGGTTCGGTCGCCGTTGATATGATCGATCTGACCCTCTGCAACTTCACCGGTCATCCAGGTCCATGCGAGTCGATGTGCAAGTCTCGGACGCCTAATAACGATCACCCAATAACCCACACGATTGATGCCGCCAGCGATTTCTCCAACATGACGCATGTTCCAGGAATGGTCGCGGTCAGTTCGTGCGCGCCAATGAAATACACCAGTCTCAGGATCGTAACGCAAAAAGCGACGCAATTCCGATTGGTCAATGGGAGCATCAACTGTTCGTTCCTGCCGACCGATAGGCAACGAACTGATGCCTATGCCAGGAGCTAATCCGCCACCGATACGGCCGACATAACCGCCATGTCGCTTCCGATCGATGGCATTGTCTTCACGCGTTCCGAGATAAAGATGATTGACGTTAAAGCACGGCGCCAAACCGCAGGAATGAAGCACCCAAAGACCCTTCGGGATCGGGCCGCGCTCCAACTCCCAAGCGAGCCGATGAACTGGCTGGAGTTTTCCGGCTACTTTAATAGACCCGTGGTCGCGCGTTAGCGAGCCGAGCCATATCCGGCACCCGCTATTTGGCTCCCACGTTGAATTGGCCTCAAGCCGTTGCATCAGGTTCACTTTCATCTCCTTGGTTCGTAAGTCGGCATTATGCTGCAACATACGATCCAAGGCAACCTTTATCATACGAGGATTGATATTCTTTTCATACGATCCTTGATTACCCTAAGTCCTTCAATTCGTTGGATAAAAGAACACGCCGCAGCGAAAATCGTCGGGCCCGAGATAATATCGTTCGTATCCAAGAACCATTAAATTACTCGTCGTAAAGTCCGTCTGCATCGACGTTTCGAATGCCTCGCGTTCCAGGTAGATCAGGCCGCCGGCATCGGACATAACGCCCCAGGCATAGGGCGACGTGAGGAAGTCCATCACCACGTAGCCGTCGTTGAGGTCGTTGTTCTCCTTGATCGACCAGACATCGTTGTTCGAGGTGCCGGGCCGGAGTTCGGTTTCCATGAGCCGCTTGGCGACGTGG